TTGCATGCCAAGATCGGGGAGTTGGCCGTCGCCAACGATTTTTTGGCCAGAAAGCTCAAGCCTTGGACCGGCAAGTGAGGCGCAAGATGATTGAACCGAACCTGCCGGGCTTGTCCGTCGGTAAGCAGTGCAAGTTGCTGTCGATCTCGGGGTCATCATTCTATTATGAGCCAAAGGGCGAGACGGAAATGAACCTTGATTTGATGCGCCTGATCGACAAACAATTCTTGGAAACGCCGTTTTATGGCGTCCGACAAATGACGTGGCATCTGCGCAATGAAGACCATCTGGTGAACGAGAAGCGCATCCGCCGCCTTATGCGGTTGATGGGCCTCATGCCGATCTACCAGAAGCCCAACACGAGCAAGGCGGCGAAGGGCCACAAGATTTATCCATACCTGCTGCGTGGCCTGCGGGTGGATCGGCCCAATCAGGTCCTCCTCTCGTGCATGTAAACATGCCCTGCCGGGCAAAGGGTGCGCTGATATCACCTATCTGCCGATGCGTCGTGGCTTTCTGTATTTAGTTGCCATCATGGACTGGCACACCCGCAAAGTGCTGGCGTGGCGCATCTCAAACACGTTGGAAGCCGAGTTCTGCGTTGATGCGCTGAATGAGGCGATCCACAAGTTCGGTTCGCCAGACATAATGAACACGGATCAGGGTTCCCAGTTCACATCGTTTGCTTGGATCGACCGATTGCGGCGCTCAAACGTGCGCATCTCGATGGATGGCAAAGGCCGCTTCCTCGACAATATCTTTGTCGAGCGGCTGTGGCGATCGCTGAAGTATGAATGCGTTTACCTGCATGCCTGGGAAACCGGATCAGAGGCCAAGGCTGGTATCAAAAAGTGGATCGAGTTCTACAACCACAAGCGCTCACATTCTGCCCTTGGCGGTAGACCGCCAGCCGTGGTCTATTGGTTGAGAAAAAACCAAACCCAAACCGATCAGCAGGAGCAGAGAGTAGCTTAAACTACGCCGGAAACTGTCCAAACATTGGGGAGTAGATCATCGGTAGGGTGCAGCGGCGTATCCTGTCCGACCGCACGTTGAACGGTCTGGCCGTGGATGTGGATGAAGCGGGGAACGTGGTCGATCTTGATGATCCTGAGGACGCCAGCGCAGAGGGTGCCGTGTTCTTTGTCGTCGAATACCGCCATGACCTCGACGACCCCCGCACATATCTGGGCCAGCCCGTGCCTGAGGCGACAGCAACATGAGCGGAGCACATCAAATTGGCCTGAGCGTAAGCTGGGGCAATAAACGCTATTGGGATGCGTGGAAGGGCCTCGACGCTCTTGCCGATACGTTAGGCCGGAATGTTGACGACTTTGGCCATGTGGTCGCACGTGAGATGAGGACCTTCATCAATGCAGAGATGGGCAAGCTGGCCAAACGTCACTCCGGCCCTGCCACCACAGATACAGCCCTTGCTAAGCTCAGCGGGCGGCTGGTGCGTGAATTGCAGCGCGGCGGTGTCGTGCATGATGGCGCAAAGATCGAAGACGTGGTTGGCAAGATCACACTGCCCGGCGAATATCGCATTCACGAATATGGCGGCACCATCATGCCCCGTGAAGGCCAGTACATCTTTGTGCCTTTGCCCGGTGCCTTGAAGGCGGACGGCACCCCCAAGAAACTCGCTCCGCGCCAGTGGCAAAACACCTTTATCGCCGAAAGACACCAGGGAAACTTGCTTCTTTTCAGGCGCGTGGGCCGCAAACTTGAACCGCTCTACGCGCTCAAGAAACAAGTGCAAGTGCGGCCCCGTCGTGTTACTGTACTGGATAGACTTCGAGCGATTGAGAAGCGAAAATGCCCACTGGACCAAAGGAACTGAGATATGCGGCCCCGATTGCCGACGCGCTGCTGAATGATCGAAACTTTCTGATTTGGTTCGTCGAACAGACACGCTTTTCATCCTATGCTGACTCGTGTCGGGTGATGGCGCGTGAGCAAAAAGCAACTCGATCTCAGGTAGCTTCAAATTGGTGGCGGCACTATTACGTTGGGAAGAATAGTTGCCGCTGCAATGACTGTAGGGAACGAGAAACAGACCTTCTGGCGGTCATGGAGACGAAAGGCGGCTATCGTTTCGCGCTACATGTCGAAGTAAAGGCACCTGGTGATCCGTTGCGCTTGGATCAAGGCTTGGACTACACAAAACGTGCGCATTGCTGGGCTGGTCGAGGCAATGCACCGAAAACGGTTGTGCCACATGATGCGGCTTGCACCGCTCTGATTTGCGAGCGTTCGTTTTCGGTTGAAAGAAAAAACATAACTCAAGAATTTTCTGCAATCATCTTGATTGAAGACATTTCACTTAAAATATCCCCGTATCCGGCTCCCGAAGTCGCGCATTGAAAGATTGAATACCTTGGCACTCAAGAATTTCAGTCTTTGAAAGCTATAAAGTCGATTTTTCTCAAGATCACCGGGGGCACGGGCCTGTCATGGGGCGCTGAGGGGGCTAGTGCGGGTGCATCGGCAATCTCGACCACGGCAACAAGCCCCAGCATCCATACCGCGACAGGCCGCTATTTGTTGACCCGGCAAGCGATCCGCCAGAACTCCGCTCTTGAAGCGATCTTGCGGCGCGATCTGGCAGAGGTATTGCGGGAAGGTATGGACCTTGCAGTGTTCCAAGGCACCGGGGCGGATGAACAACCCGCTGGCTTTGAAACCGTCCTGACCGGGGGTCGCACCACTGCCCTTGATGACGTGGCCAGTTTTTCGGAGTTTCTCTTGCGTGCAACCGAAATTCAGGAAACCGCCAAGTTGTCTGACCCGTCTGGTGTTCGCATCGCCGGGGCACCAATCGTACACCAGACCCTTGCCGATACACTGGTGACAGGCACCGCAGTTTCCGAACTGGACCGCCTGAAAAGCGTCGGGTTCGGCATGATGTGGTCCAGTCAGTTATCGGAACGCGGCGCACGTGATGGCACCGACAAGGGTGCGTCCAGCGTCTACTTTGGGGCTGGGGCGAACAACGCCTACGTGCCGACCTGGGGTTCGCCCGAACTGCTGGTCGATCCTTACAGCGAAAGCAAGACGGGCAAAGTCGCGCTGACGATGTTCGCTTTCGTTGATGTGCTGATCCAGCGTACCGCCACCCACTACTTCAAGTTGACGGGGGTGCAAGACCGCGCATGAGTGTTCCCCGCATGATCTGGGAGGCTGACGGGCTTGAAGTCCGTCAACTCGACAAGCGCCCGGTGATTGCGGGCCGCTTCCCCTACAATAGCCTTGCGGTGCTGTCCGACCGTGGCACCGTCCGTAAGGAAACCATCATGCCGGGGGCGTTTTCGTTCGCCCTCGACGACCCCAGCCGTGAAGTGAACCTTTTGTTCGGCCACAGCTTTGACCGCCCGCTTGCATCCCGTTCGTCTGGCACCCTCGAATTCAAAGATACCGAACGGTTTCTGGAATTTGTCGCTACCATCCCACAAGGGGCAGACCGTGCATCGCACGTCGTGGATGCGCTGGCGCTGATCGGCTCAGGTCTGGCGACAGGTATCAGCCCCGGCTTTCGGGTGCCCCCAAAGGATGTGGTGCCGGGTGCCGAAAAGCTGGTGCCTGAGCCGGGAAACCCCAGCTTGATGATCCGTCAGCTTTGGGCTTTGCTGCTTTTCGAGATCAGCATCGTCACCCGCCCCGCATATGGCGACAGTGAAGCTGAATTGCGAGCAATGGCACAAGATGTAGGTACAGGCACAACATTCAGTGAAGTTAACTGCAATCATCACAAGAGGATCATCCTGCCATGATCACGCTTTTGGAAACCAGCTTCACCCACGGCGATGATCCACATCCCGACCCCTTGGCAAGCGAAATTGCCTTTGAAGCCGATGCAACGCAGCTCGAAGCGGAGACAATGCTGTCAGCCTCTTGGGCAATGGTGGAGGCGTTCACGGGCAAGACCTACCGCAACACGACCGCCGGGAAGGTCATCATCAAAACCGACGCCCCTATGCAGTATCAGTGGCCCCGCAATCCGTTTCCTGAGGCCGTAACCGCTGCGCAGTACACAGGGGGCGCATGGATCAGCTTGCCTGCGTCCTACGTCTCAGAGGTGGGGCTGGTGGATGTGTCGCCCTTCACGTTGACCCGTCTGACCCAAACCGGAACTGTAGCTGGGGCTCCCGTGACGCCAGCCGTACAACGTGCAATACACCAGCTTGCCCTCTATCAGCTTATGCAGGGGCCAGCCCGCCGGGAATTCAAGTCACAGACCTCAGGCGACTTTTCATTCAACCGTGAAGCCTTGATGCCCGTCTTTCGTGGTTCTGGGGCTGGTGCGTTGCTGACATCGGAGGTGCGTATCTGATGTGGCCTTTTAAGAAACGTCAACCCGAATTGGAAACCCGCGCCGCCCTAGGCGTGACCCTCGAATACATGGATCATCGCCGCCGGGGTCTATTGTCTGATGGCAATGTGCCTTTGTCAGCGACGGTAGGGACCGCGCTGCACTACTGGACCAGCGGCTTTGCCATGCTGGACCTGTCGCCCGTGCCTGTCGATCCGGCCACACTAGCCGCGATGGGCCGTGACCTGCTGTTGAAGGGCGAAACCTGCTGGCACATCCGGGCCGATGGGTCCGACTTGGCCCTTGATCAGGTAGCATACTGGGACGAACTTACAGGCGGCAAGTATCACCTGCACATTGCGCACCCGAATACGACAGAGACCCGCAAAGCCTTGGGTGATGAAGTATTGAAACTGGTGATCAATGCGGACCCCGCGCAACCGTGGAAAGGCCGTTCACCTTTTCGCATGATGGGGCTTTAGCCTGCTTTGATGGCAGAGATTGAAAAAGCTGTCAGCAACGCCACCAGCTACGCCGGGAAGGGCCTCTTGCCCATGCCATCGACCATTCCAGAGGATCAGCAACAGAAAGCCGCAACGTGGCTACAATCGTCATCGCTTGCCGTCGTGTCATCCAAGGCCGACTTCGCACAACAGACCGGGAGCCACGGGTCCGAATTCCGGCGGGTTGATCTGACCCCAGACCTGCAAAAGGCTGACCTCAACAGCTTCACCAGCGACCTGCATCATCGCCTCTTAGCAGGTTGTGGGGTGCCCCCGGCGCTGGTGACGGGCAATGGCAACGCAGGTGCAATGCGTGAAGGCTACAGGCTCTTTGCACTGCAAACCATCTTGCCCCTTGCCCGCCAATGCCTGCCCGAACTCACGCGCAAGATTGGCGTCCAGAACGTCAGCATCGACCAGATGATGAGTGCCGATGTGGCAGGCCGTGCCCGTGCCGTGGGCGTGCTGACGGGGGCCGGGGTGCCCCTCGACAAGGCTATGAAGTTGGTGGGCTGGGAATGACAAAATTGACCCCCCTGACCACAGCCAAACGCGCCGCCCGTCAAAACCCGGCGTTCAAGCGGGCAATGATCTATGTGACCGCACAAGACAGCGATGAAGCTGTGTATGACGCAGCCGGTGAACTGCAATACGACAAGGCCGACGATACGCTGGGCTATGTCGATAAAAGCAAGGAAACCGTACTGACCTTTGGCCCCTCTTATCTGGGGTCACATCTTGTAACGGTCCTGAGTGAGGTGGCACCGAACGGAGCTGCGTTGATCCTGATCGACGGCGTGTTCTATTCCATCGTCAGCGTACACTCAGCGAACGTTCTGGCCACGATGATAACCTATGACTGCAATGCTCTAGGGCCGACCGATGCCCCGGTGATCCGCAATGCCTAGACTTGCCCCGCCTATACTGCCCTCAGATGGGGCCAGCGCCGATGAACTGGGCCAGTCAATCGCGGCATTGCTGGAATGGCTGGTGAAAGCCCGTCTTGGCGATCTTTTGGACGCGGGGCTAACACATGCGGATGTGTTCCGGCTGGTGAAAACGGCTGACGACTATCGGCACGACAGGATCACTGGCGACACGCTGGCCACGATACATGAACTGGCCCCGCTGCTGGACAGTGTGGACGTGTTCAAAGTTTAGTAAGCAAATCAGCTAGAGTGCTTACTATGTGCTTACTAACGCCAAGCACCCCGTGAGCCACCTCGATGAGGTGTCTCGTAAATCTTTGATTTACTTGGGATTTTTGGCTCCGACGGTAGGGATCGAACCTACGACCAATTGATTAACAGTCAACTGCTCTACCGCTGAGCTACGTCGGAACATGTGGGCGATATAGCAAGGTGGTTCTGTGAGGTCCAGAGGTTTGCG